GAGCGCGGCGATCTCGCTCATCAGCGAGTCGAAGAAATCAAACTTGAGCAAGTCCAGACGGAGGGCTTCTACCGTGAAAAAGAGTCCCTTTATGCTCACGATATTGAGATTGGCAAAGGCGCATCGCAATGGGTTACGAATATGCGCGCAATGGTTCGCCCGACAATTACGTTCGGTCTCTTTGCGCTTCTGGTAATCGTTGACGTAGCCGGTATCTGGTACGCCTACACCACTGGCGCATCGTTCATGCAGATGATGGATTATGTGTGGGACGATGAAACCCAGATGATTTGGGCATCTATCATTTCCTTCTGGTTTGGGTCACAAGCATTCAGCAAGAAATGAGAGTTTCTAAGAAATGCTTGGATATGATTAAACACCATGAAGGTGTCAGACCACGTCCATACAAATGCCCTGCTGGGCTATACACAATCGGAGTCGGCCATCTCATCGGTGATGGAAAAACGCTTCCTCCAGAGTGGAATCGCACACTCACGCCGGACGAGATTGATACGTTGCTTGCGTCTGACATTGGACGTTTTGAAAGAGGCGTATCTCGTCTTTGCCCTCGTATACAGCATCAAGGTCAGTTTGACGCCTTGGTCAGTTTTGCCTTCAATCTTGGGTTAGGTGCATTACAGCGCAGCACCTTAAGAATGAAACATAACCGTGGAGACTATGCTTCTGTTCCTAAAGAGTTCTTGAAGTGGTCTAAGGCCGGTGGTAAGGTCTTGCGTGGCTTACTCAAGCGTAGAAAGGACGAAGCCGAACTTTATGCAAAAGGTAACTGACGAACAATTCATCGAATGCTGGAGCCGCCTGCAAAGTGCCTCAGCAGTTTCCAAAGAACTAGGACTTGAAGTTAGGAATGTCTACTCTCGTCGCAGAGCATTAGAGAAAAGATACGGTGGTCTGCTGACAGCGAAGCATGAATCTAGTCCTACACGCACTGGCTCAATAGATGTGTCGCGTGGCGTAGCAAAGTGGGAGGTTGAAAATGGAATGGTCTTTATCTTTTCAGACGCTCACTATTGGCCCGGAGAGCCTTCTACTGCTCACCGTGGTCTTGTTCACCTTCTAAAGAAGTATCGCGCCCATGTGAAGGGTGTCATCTGTAATGGTGACGCTTTCGATGGTGCTTCTATCTCACGCTGGCCTTCTCTTGGTTGGGAACACAAACCAAATGTTCGACAAGAACTAGAAGCAGTCCAAGACCGTCTGGATGAGATTCGCAAAGCTGTTCCCGGTGCAAAGTTCTTCTGGCCCTGCGGCAACCACGATGCTCGTTTTGAGGGAAGGCTTGCTAATGCCACCCCTGAATACGCTGGCATTAAAGGCATCCATCTGAAAGACCATATCCCTGCATGGATTCCATGTTGGCGTGTCGATATCAACGATGACATTGTTGTGCGTCACCGTGAAGCTGGTGGTGAACACGCTGACTGGAATAACGTAGTCAAGTCTGGCAAGACAATGATTACTGGTCACGACCACCGTATCGGTGCAGTGCCGTATGAGTGCTATTCAGGTCTTCGTTATGGTGTGCGTACCGGGATGCTTGCTGATGACGCACTAGACCCACAATTCAATAACTACATGGAAGCCAAGGCACCTAACTGGCACTCTGGCTTCGTCGTGCTTTCATTTGTAGACGGGCAACTCCTGATGCCAGAAATTGCCCGTAAGTGGTGTGACGGTGTGATTGAGTTCCGTGGAGAACTAATCGAAGTGTAGTTCTGGACGATTCTCTTTAAGCCACTTAAGAGCCTCCTCGTTGAGGCTCTTAAAGTCTCTACCTATCGTTTGGGAGCCAGCGTGATGAACATAAGCCCTACTGACAAAATGCCTGAATCCCAACTGACTGAGGTCGTGACACCAGACGTTGTCACTGTACCAGTTGATTGGTGGTATACGAACGCCGCTCTGCCACCCTTCGCGTGTGATTGCTGCAAAGATTGGAGCGATTACGGGGACTTCCTTGATGAGATTTTCTGAAGCCCACTTCAAACCATAACGAGAATCGTTATCAATAGTAGAACGTATATTCTGCGGCCATAGTACGAAATCTGACCTACATCCGAGCAAACCCACTTTAGACTCGCTGAGAAGCTCTAGGTCGCGCTCTAGGTCTGAAATGGTATCAGGAGTTAGGACAACGTCATCGTTCGCAATGTAGAGCGTCTCACAAGGCCAGATATCAAAAGCGGCCTGTATGGCTGCGTTATATGAGTCTCCAAAGGTCTTCCCGTAGTTGAGGTGATACTTGACCTCATTCCCAAAGTCTGCTGCGGCCCCGCCCCTCCTAGACCACAGCACCGGATGGTCCGGTGCATAGGTCTTAATCGAAGCAGCGAGTACCGGAGCAGATGTTCCTGTGGTACTGCAAACGACGATTGGTGTCAGCATTGGAATCCTGCGTCTAGTAGGATTTCTTTAATCTTCGGCGGCTTGAAATATGGCCCTTTGATTACCTTACCGTCTTCGCGCTTAACAGTTGTCAACTTCCCATCCAGAGTGATGCACTTCGAAAAGTTAGACAAAGCTACGGCATCCCATGCCATATCAATCGGATAGCCCTTTGCATGAGCGTATCCAATCAATACCCAAATCGTGTCACAGATTGCATCTAGCGTAGCAACATCATTGCCACCTTCAACAGCATCACTCAGTTCATTCATTTCCTCATTTATGAGCCGAAGATATAGGTCTGCTGTTTGTTCGCTTTTCTCTTGTTCTGCTGCGCTCATAAATCTTTGAACGTCATCGAACAAAGTATAGGTATTCTCTGTCATAATTATCTCAAGTAATTATATATATCAAAAAGGAACGTCTGCATCGCCATAGTCCTTTTCGCCCGGAGTGAATTGCTCCTTGGCTTCAGACTTTCCGCCTAGCAGGGTAAGTTGATTCACAACAATATTCGTTGACTGACGCTCATTGCCTTCCTTGTCCTTGTACTTGGAAGTACGCAGGGAGCCTTCAATAAGTGCTTGAGAACCCTTCTTGAGATACTGACCAGCAATCTCAGCGGTACGCCCGAAGGCTACGCAGTTGTGCCATTCAGTCGATTCCTTCTTTTCACCATTGCGGTTAGAAGTGTTCGTCGTAGCCAGAGAAAAACTGGTCACTTGACCACCGTCAGTAGTGTGCTTAACGACAGGGTCTTGTCCCAACCGGCCGTAAAGGTATACCTTATTCAAAGTTATCACTCCAGAATTTGTCCCATTCGGAACGGATTGTCTTAAACACTTCTTCGTCGGATTTAAGCGGCACGGCAATACCGACCTTGCCATCGAATACCCACAAGTGAGCATCCTTGATATCCGTGACCATCATCTGATGCTGCATCTGCACCGAGTAATGCTCAGGAATCTCGCCGTTTTCTGCTTGCTTCCATAAGTCGGAATCTTTGCCCTTCATGGGGCATTTGATTTCAACGATTAGCTCGTTGAACAAGTCGATACCATCAAGAGAAGCGCCATAGTCGCCAGAAACAAACACGCCGGGGCGCAGTACGCCAACGATTCCTTGATATACATCGCGCGCCACTGGCTCAAGTTCTTGCCCTCTACGCATCGCATAGTTCGCTTTGGCATTCTCGCCTCTCTTTGCCTTGACTACATCCTTGGGCTTCTGCCACGGAGACAGTCCCATGATGATAGGTGTCTCAGATGCCATCCGCTTTGTTCGGCGGAAGTCTAGCCATTCCTGAGAACCTTGGACAAGGTCTACTTCAATAGCCATACCAGAATCTCAAAGATGAGATACAGCGGGAACAGGCCCCCAACTATTGCGCCGAGTACGGCAAAGCACATCCATACGTCTGCTAGAAATCCCTTAACTGTCATTTCTTCATCTCCTCCGCTGCTTGCAGAAGAACGCTTTTCATAGGTCTACTGGCACAACTCTCTGCCATGTCCTCAACAATCTTGATGCAGCGTTCATTGCCACCAAGCATTCCAGCAAATCGCTGAAGTGCCGAAAGCATTGCAGGAGTCAGCGGAGTAATCCGATGAATGTCTGCGTCTCTAGCTAGTTTTCCAATATCCATTTGCAATCCTTACACCTTTCGTCTGTTGTCTTCAGGTCGTACAAGCAGTGCTCTGCCATACGGAATGGGATGGTCTTCATCTTCCTAATGCCAGACTCATGCCACCCATCCTGAACCTGTAGGAACTTCTTAAACGGTTTCCTGTTGTGGCATCCGTACTTCTTGGAACTTTCCATCCAGACCTTCCTGTTGCGTATCAAGCCAATCCATCAGCATACCGACATAAACGTCGATTGCCTTTGCATGGTTACGCGCAAGTTCCCACTTCTTCAGAAGACAGGCATCGTGCATCTCACGATTATGGCGCTCCATCTTCAACATAATCCATGCGTAGTCAGTTGCTACCGTATTCATATTCACTCCCATGTCCGAATTTGAACTTATCCATTAGGTCTTTGATGCTGCAATGCGGTGCTTCATCAGTCTCTACTATGTTCAGGTTAGGACTGCTGATGCATGAACCATCCATGTCGTACAAGCTGCCAGTAACCCAATCTGCCCATACATCTCGTATGCCTAGCGACTTGTAGCCCTTTTTAGTACGCACAACAGGCTCTAGTGGAATCTTAATAAACTGCCTGAGCGAAACTCCTGTCATGGTACGAACCTTCTTGTCCACAAGTTCTTTCCTATCGAAAAGCCTGTGAAGCATGATGAGTCCCATTTCACTCAAGCAACCGGCTTCATTACTGACCCGAAACACCTTCATTGGTTAGTCTTTTCTTATTGAGCGTTGCGATAATCTTCCCGTACTGAGTGCGCGGAACCTTTGCGAGAGAGTCAACCTTGTAGAAGGCTGCAATCTTCTCTACATCCGAACCAACCTTCTCTGCCAACTCGCTAATCTTGCCAATGTCCTCTTGGGTGAGCATTGCATCGCCATCTTCTGACGGTGGGGTATCTTCACCAACATAGATATACAGGCCGAGTCCATGCAGGGCGATAGCCTTAGCCAAGCAACGCTGCATAGCCGTGTTAACTTGGAATGAATCAGGATTCTCTACAGCTTGGTTCCTGTGATTCATAACCGGCAACTGTGCAGTGCGCGAGACGCCAAACGCATTCACGGTGCAGAACACCATCATGGTGTGACCAAACATAACTGGCTGTGCGTACTCCCATGTAGCTGTAGGGTCTTGTATCAGCAGTTGGTCTACAGCCCATGCCCATGACAAGTAAGTAAGTCCATTCTTCTTCTCGACATACTTACTAACGTCAACCTTCCTAAGTTCTGCGTATTTCACTTTTTCTCCTAGTTGCAAGTCGTAGTGACATTGCCATTGGGTTGTTGGCATACAAGACAACTAACAACCTGACCATTAACGATGTACGTCTGAGTCCAGCATTGCACGGCATGGGCATTGTTGTAAAGAAACATTCCGATGAGTGCGCCGACAACAATCCAGATTGAATTAGTCTTCACGAAAATCTCCTTGCGTTAGCGTTTGCATTTCCAACTCGTTAATTTCGTTGAGAATTCCCTCAAGGTGTCGCGCA